ACAAGTTACTGGTTTTTATGCAAACGTAGATATTCCAGAAAATACTTATGGTGAAGACGAGTCTGAAGTTTCTAAGCAAATAAATGAAATACAAGGTATTGAGCCTAGTTATAAAGAAGACAGAAATAGAACAATTTACGAAGTTCATACCGTTTTAGATATAGAAGGCTTTGAAGACTTAGATGCAGAAGGCATGCCAACAGGACTAAAACTACCTTATATTGTTACTATTGACGAAGAATCAGAAACTATATTATCTATTAGAAGAAATTATAAAGAAGAGGATCCTCTTAAGAATAAAATCAATTACTTCATACAGTACAAGTTTTTACCAGGTCTAGGCTTTTACGGCCTTGGCTTATCACACATGATCGGCGGGCTATCTAAAGCATCTACATCTATATTAAGACAACTTATAGATGCTGGTACTTTAGCTAATCTCCCAGCTGGGTTTAAAGCTAGAGGTATGAGAATACGTAATGAAGATGAGCCGCTGCAACCTGGTGAATTCAGAGATATTGATACAACCGGGGGTTCTCTACGTGAAAATCTTATACCTCTTCCAATAAAAGAACCTAGTAATGTATTAATGCAGTTACTTGGTTTATTAGTAGATTCTGGTAAGAGATTTGCTGCGATTGCCGATATGAATGTCGGTGATAGTAATGCAGCTATGCCAGTGGGCACAACAGTAGCTTTATTAGAGCGTGGCACAAAGGTAATGAGTGCTATCCATAAAAGACTACACTATGCACAAAAATTAGAGTTTAAATTATTAGCAAAAGTATTCGGAGAGTATTTACCTCCAGCTTATGAATTTGCTACTGGTTCCGGGCCTAACGAAATTAAACAATCTGATTTTGATGGCCGCATAGACGTAGTACCTGTTTCAGATCCTAATATATTCTCACAAAGTCAAAGAATTACTTTAGCTCAAGAACTTTTACAAATGGTTCAATCTAACCCAGAGATACATGGCCCTACAGGCATATATGAAGCATATAAACGTATGTACGCTGCTTTAGGTGTAGATAATATAGAAGCATTAATTCAGCCACCAGGGGACAATACGCCTCAGCCAATAGACGCAGGTACAGAAAATTCTAGTTTATTAATGGGACAACCAGCACAGGCTTTCGATGGTCAAAATCATCAAGCTCATTTAGATACTCATAAGAGTCTATTCTTAACCAAAGTTGTCCAGGACAACCCGGCAATACAGTCTGTTATTATTAGCCATTGTATGCAACATCTACAATTCTTATCTAAAGAAATATCAGCTGAACAGATACCAGAAGAAGTACAAATGCAAATACAACAAGCACAAGAGCAAATGGCTCAAATGTCACCTCAAGAGGGACAACAAGTACAGATGCAGATACAGATGATGCTTGACCAGTTTAGCTCACCAATTATGGCTCAACTTACTAATGAATTCTTACAATCTATAGGACAAGGTGACGGCGGAGATCCTTTAGTTGAAATAAGAAAAGCAGAATTAGATCTTAAAGATAAAGAGCTAGATATTGATACACAGCAGTTTATGCAAAAGCAAAACCAAAGAGATCAAGAAAAAATGCTCGAAGCACAATTACAAGAACAACGCATAAATGTGCAAAAAGAGATAGCAGGTGATAAGCTTAATGTAGCAATAGATAGATTAAAGCAAAATGCTGATCTAAAAATATTGGAATTAGAAACAAAAATGAGGAACTAACCATGAATTCTAGAGAAAAATTTTTAAAAAATCTTAAAGAAAAAAAGCATGCAGAAGAATCTGCAAAACAAAATACTATGGCAGAAAACGCAGCTGCTAAGGCTGCAAAAAGTGCAGCAAATAAAAAACGTACTTTAGATAAACTCGCTTCTCTAACCAGCACTCCTGCAAAAGTTAAAAAAACTGTAGAAGTAAAAATGGTTGATGAAGTGGTAACAGAAAAAAAACCTGTAACAGAATTAAAAAATGTTACACAAATTAAAAAGACTACAAAAGCTAAGGCACCTGCAAAAAAAAGAGGCAGACCAGCTAAAAAATAATGGACGATATTAGCTTACTAGATTTTGTTAAACGCAAAGCCGCAGAGAGAGAAGAACAAATATCAGAGACTTTAATGTCTGGTTCGCTAAAAGATATAGAACATTATAAATATTTGCAAGGCGAGCTTTCTGCTTTATACTATATAACTAACGAACTAAAAGACTTTTACAAGGAAAAATAAATGGCAGAACTTAGATCTACAAATGACATAGTTGCAGATGCTTACATAAAAGAAGAAGCTAGGGTACTAGATCCTACTTTATTGGATAAATCTTTAATAGACCGTATGCCGCAACCAACAGGTTGGCGTATGTTAGTTTTACCTTACGCGGGTAAAGCGCAAACAGAAGGAGGAATCCTTCTAACTAAAAAAACAGTTGACCGTGAGGCTTTGGCTACAGTTGTTGCTTACGTGGTAAAAAAAGGACCACAATGCTACAACGATAAGGCAAGGTATGGAGGAACACATTGGTGTGAAGAAAAGCAATGGGTTTTAATAGGGCGCTACTCTGGCTCTAGGTTTAAATTGGAGGACGGTGCAGAGGTACGAATCATCAATGATGACGAAGTAATAGCTACCATACTCGATCCAGATGACATAGCGAGTTTATAATATGAATGAACAAGAAAATACAGCAGCAATTCAACCAGAGGTTGATGACGTTGAAGTAGAGGTACTAGAACAAGATGTAGTAGAAGCGTCTCCAGAAGATGAATTGGACACTTATACTAAGTCGGTTTCAAAAAGAATTAATAAATTAAATGAGAAACATAGAGCAGCTGAAGAAAGATCTGCTAGATTAGAACAAATGTTAGCTCAAAAAGAAGCTGAATCAGCTGCTTATGGCCAAGAAAGGATGCAAACAAGGCATCACATAATTCAAAAAGAAGAAGAGGCAATACAAGCAAAAGAAATGCAAGCAGATGAATTGTACAAGAAAGCCGTACAATCCAATGATGCTGATTTGATGTCAAAAGCTGATACATTAAAAAGTGATCTTAGTATTCAAAAGGAAAAGGTTAGAATGGCAAAGGCGCAAAGCGAAGCTGCTTTTCGTAATCCTCAGCCTATACAACCTCAACAATACTATCAAGAACCACAACAACAACAAGAAGTAAAGCCAACAAAAGAAGCTGAATCTTGGCATGAACAAAATCAATGGTATGGAGATACTAGCGATGAAAATAATAGCCAGGCTACACAGTTTGCATACTTTACTCATTACAATTTAGTAAACGAAGGATATGAACCAGATTCAGATGAATATTACGATCAGTTGAATTCTAGAGTTTACAAAGTTTATCCAGACTTAAATTCTGGTAAAAATGTCGCAAGAGAAGGAGCTAAACCCGCTGTGCAAAGAGTTGCTCCTGCTTCCGTTGGAAGTCGACAAAAAACACAAGGCAAAAAGAACGGAGTGACTTTCTCTAAATCAGAAGTTGAACGTCTCAGAGGTTTGAAGCCACACAATATGTCGGAAGACATGTGGTTAAAATCTGTTGCTAAAGAAAAACAAAAAATTTCCGCAAGGGAGGCAAAATAATGACTAATGAAATAGAACAAGCACCAAACAGAAAATCCCGTGAATCCGAGAGCCACGCTAAAGAAACTCGCAGACAACCATGGAGGCCAGTTAGAAAACTAGAAACACCGCCTGCACCAGAAGGATACGAATATCGATGGATAAGAGAATCTATGTTGGGTGTAGAGGACAGAGGTAATGTAAGCAGAAGACTTAGAGAAGGTTGGGAACTCGTAAGAGGGACTGATTTACCGCAAGAATATGCTTTACCTACAATGGATTCTGGAAAACATACTGGCATCGTATATAACGAAGGTTTACTATTAGCAAAGATGCCACTTGAAACAATCGCAGAGCGTAATGCTTATTACGCAGGAAAAAACCAACAAGCCAAAGATGCTTTAGACAATAATATGTTTAATGACTCTAGGAAAGATGGTAGATATGTCAAGTACGATGCTGATAGAAAATCTAATGTTACTTTTGGGAAAAAGTAACAATCATAAAAAGGAGAAACTAAATGGCTAACAAAGACAGCGCATTTGGATGTAAACCTGTACGTATGATGGGTGGAGCTCCCTATTCTGGCGGCCAAAGTCGTTACAGAGTGGCGAGTGGAGTCACAACACCACTGTTTCAAGGTGATCTTGTTACTCAGCTTACAGCTGGGGTATTAGGAAGACATGTTGCAACTGGAACCGTTCCGATTGTCGGAGTGTTCAACGGGTGTTCTTACACAGATCCAACCACAGGCGAACAGGTATTTAAGAACTATTATCCTGGCAGTATCTCTGCCTCGGATATCATTGCTAACATAATTGACGATCCAAACGTAGTGTTTGAAGTCCAAGCAGATGACACCTTCCCGGTGGCAGATCTGTTCGGTAACTTTGACATTGTTGACGGTTCACCAGTTGGCGATACAGCATCTGGAAGATCAAATCTAGAGCTTGATGTAACTACCGGTAATACTACCGCGACTTTACCTCTCAAAGCACTTGATGTCTCCCAGGATCCCGATAACTCAGACGTAGCGTCTGCCAACACCAATGTACTATGTGTGATTCAAAACCACATAATGGGACAGAAAGGTGCTGGTTTAGCATAAGGTAGGTAAATAATGGCAATATCAAGAGCTCAATTAGCTAAAGAACTAGAGCCAGGGTTAAACTCTTTATTCGGCTTATCTTACGATGAGTACAACCGTGAATATGAAGAAATTTTCAACATTGAAGATTCTTCTAGAGCGTTCGAAGAAGAGGTCCTAATCACTGGATTCGGTTCTGCACCAACTAAAACTGAAGGACAAGGAGTAGTTTTCGACAACGCTACTGAAAGTTACAGTGCTAGATACACCCACGATACAGTGGCACTAGCATTTGCACTTACAGAAGAAGCTGTAGAAGATAA